AGTGCAAATAACCAGATTGCTAGGGAAATAGCACAAACTTTATCTTTAGGAAAATCTTTTGAAAAAGATGGTAATGGGTAGAGTTGTAATATGCCAATAATTTTACTTGTCGTAGGAAGTATTTTAGCAATGGATTTATGCGCTAGATTTTTTTCAAGAGATGAAATTTTTTTAGGACTTTCTGCCGTACTAGGCGGTTATTTAGGTTTTGAATTAGGGAGAACGATTTCTAGATTATTTGCAGGTAAAGATATTTACGGTCGCGATAACTACAAAGGTTAAATTAAGTTTTTTCGTCAAAGTTTTGAATTGGACCTATTTTTTTACGACCAATGTCGGTCGGGCTACCAGGGATAACCCAAGTTGTCCCATCTGGTCGAGTTTCTATATCACTTCTGTCATCTTTCAATACAAGTTCTAATGCTTTACTCTTCCATTTCTTGAATTTTAATTGATAACTACCTAACTTAAATTGTTGAATAGAATTTGGGGCTGATTTTTTGAGCGCCCAAATTGGCAATCGTGTAATCCCAATTTCTAATGCATCTTCCCTGAATTTACTCAAATAGATGTCATTTAATTCAAGATTTGGATTGTTATTTGCTCTTCGCATTTCTTCTAACCAGGTTTCATAAACTAGTTCTACGGGAGTCTGAAAGTCTTTCAAGTAAGTTCAACCTTCCCATTTTCAAATCAATCCTGAACAACAAAAACCTAAGTCTCGACTTAATGTCACCCTGAAATAAGCGAACTTCCACAGTGCATACATTTTTTGGCTTCTCTAGGAACTTCGCCTAGACAATCTCTACATTTCAAAGTTTTATAACCTTTACGAAAGTTTGAATAAAAAGTGTCGAACACATACCAAAGAAACACACTTCCAAGAATTAAGAACAAAAATATAAGTATCTCCACAAGTTAGATAGTACCCCTTAGCATTACTCAGGGGTGGGTAAAAATCTCAGAAAATTTAAGTGATCAAACACCCTGCACCTAAGTCCACGCGCACTGTCTTTGATTAGAGGGTGGGTGGAGCACTCAAATCAAGTGTCTAGATTTATCTAACTTCTTTTATTCTCGATTACTAAGAATCGTATGGACCAAGGAATCTTTCCCCATTGAAGTGAATTAAATGTGTAGGACTATCCGCGCACCAGACCTCAGATTCCCAAGCAATATCCGCAAGGTACTTTCGCATTTCGGCTCTAGTTGGGAAACAGGAAACAAAAACTAGGCCAGGCTTTGCACCAGAGAATAGTTTTGATAATTCAGAATGGCGCTTAGCATCTACGGGGCCGTGACTTGATGCAGCCTCAAGAAGAACTAACCAATCTCTATCTGACATATAAACAACTAGGTCAGGCATTTTTCCGTGATGATCAACTTGCACACCAAGTTCCTTAAGTTTTTCTTCCTCGCTTACAGCCCACTTTGAATCTGCGTCACCCAAATAGAGAATCTGTCCGCCTGGAGCGTAATAGGAACAGAAATCTTCAACCATCGACTTAATCAAAGTGTTTTGCCCACCCGGACTTAAGGAAAATTTTTTGCCATCTGCAAGTGTGACTGGTATTCGATGCAGGTCTCTCTCAACTGCATATTGCGCTATAAGACCGGGAGTCTGCACTAAGTAATCTGAAAGTTTTTTGTTGTAGGAACTAGATCCAAACGCTTTGATAACTTCTAATGCTTCATCCGAAACCTGGTAACAAGATTTTGGCGAATTTACAGCCCGATTTCTATCATCAGGGTTGAGTACTATCAAGCCAGCATCGGCAAATTGATGTAATGTCTGACGACGGATTGTTTCTCGCGAGTTCGGTTTATAGTCAGTTTCATATTGACTCCGAATAATTTCCATTATTTCGACTGTACGAAGTAATGGATTTGTTGATTCTGACCATTTCATTTCAGGAGAAATGTTTACAAGGGAAAGTAAGACTAGAGCAGACCTATCGTTCTGTCTCTCTGAATCAAAATTCAGAGACTTCAAAATGATTTGAGCATCTTGAATTTTCTTTTGTATGAGTTCAGATTTTTCAATTGGCATTATGCAACCGCAACTTCTTCCGTTAAGTATTTATTGATTTCGTTATCAATAGACTCTTGGCTGGGAAGAAGTAAAGACTTACCTTTTCCTATTTTCTCTAGTGCAGACTTTGACGGAAATTTCATAGATCTCAAATCTGTGGCATTTACTTGGGTATGCCCAGAGAATACTCGAAAGTATTTGTCCACCATCGAACTATTAAGCCAATACGAGAGGCCAGTTGCCAGTTCTTTAGGTAATCCTAAATTGTTTGAATGAATAACATTTAGGTGATTTTCAAAACCGACAAACTCGGCACTGGATTGTTCCGGGTTCCACACAGCCGCAACTATTCGTCTTCGCTCCTCTTTTGATGAGAATCTTTTTATTAGGACAAACATTTCATTCGGAAGAAGTAGGGCATTCAAGTCTTTAGAGATTGATTGAGGTTTCTTTATTTCTAAAGGCCACTCGACAATACCCCCAGCGAAATTTCCAGGATAAATTAAAGGTACTTGGCCCACGTCGGTGGATAAAGATAAGAATTCTTTAACTCGAAAATCAACTACTCGTCCAGTTGAAACGGTTAATCCAAGGTCTTCAAGGGTGAATGGAAGTGATTCCATAATTTTTATATCTTCGTTAGTTTCATCACCAGAAGGAAGGCGTATGAACATTTGAGAATCACCTGGAAGCACAATCTGTTCAAAATTGTAAGTGTTGGTTTGGAAATTTGTTTCGTGGTCTTTGCTCGTGGTCACCATAACTTTTCCTCGTTGTGGTTGTTTAATTCCAGAGAAAATAACGTTTTCTTGTAACACACCTGTGTCAGCAAAAAGACTTGATCTGGAATCGAAAAGATGAATTCTTGTCAGTTCTAAGTTCTTCAATAGATCCTTTCTAAAATCAAGAAAGTAAGGACCATTCATAAATGACCTAGGGATAATCGCGGTTATTGCACCACCTTTCTTAAGTAATCTAGTCGCTAGAGCGACAAAACCTGAATAAAGATTTGAGCAATCAACGCCAAAGTTCCTACATAAAATTCTTTCTGGTGCTTGATTTCCAATTTTCCCATAAGGAGGATTCATAATAATAAGATCAAAAGGGATGACTTCACCCTGGTAGTTTTTGTCTAAAGTTTTAAACAAACTAAAAAAATCGCCATTAATTATTTGGAAATTAATTTTGCAATTGTTATCCAACCCAGATTTAACTAATTCTTTAAGTGTCTTATCTAGAAAGGGAATGACGGATGCATCTTTCTCAACGGCAACAATTTCTATATCTTTTGTTTTGTTTTCAAGTAGAAGCCGATAAACCAAGGCAACAGTCAGAGACCCAACTCCTGCTCCTGGATCCAATATACGAAAACTCTTCTGAGGACCTATTTCTAAAGTAGAAGCAATAAGTTGAGCCAAGGCCATAGGCGTGAAGAATTGACCATCGGATTTTTGAGTAATTAAATTGAGAGACTTTGTTGCCTCTTGACGGCGTTGTTCAGTGTTGCTCAAAATATGTGAGAGAGCGTTCGGCTTCATTGATTGTTCCAACACGACCTCCTCGATGTTTAGCGTACAACGAATACGAGGGTAATTGCCTGCTCCCAAGTGAAAGTGATTTCTTCTAACATTCTTCTAACAGTAGTCAAAAAATAACAGTAAATATAGACAAACGACTGTGGAAAACAAATCAGGATTTATGAGGAGACTCCACACAATCACAAACGACTAGATACGTAGAAAAATAGTGTGTATCTGACTCGTAAAGCAAAGGTCTCGAGTTCAATTCTCGAAAGCGGCTCACATAATCGCAGGTCAAACTTGTTTATCAAAAGGGATAAATCGAACAGGTGTTTTTCTTCTAACTTTCTTCTAACATTGTGAATTAATAGACTTATTCAACTCAGTAAAAAGGAAGAAATGTTCACCGAAATAAAATGCCCTAAATGTGGTGGCTTAGACGGGTATGAACAGATCAAGAACGTAGTTCGTGGAGCAGGCTGGTTTGTAAGTGGAAAGGATCTAAGAGTATTTTTCTGTCGGATTTGTGATGTCGAGATGATCAAATATGAAGTAAACATTCCGAAAACGGCTAATAAAAAACTAAATATTAGAGACTTTGTAATCTTTAGTGGTCTGATAATTGGATTAATTCTTCTCTTTTCATCCTGGGGTTAAATACTTACTTTATTGGCAAAAATCTCCGATAGGTCACGAGAGTTATCACGTTTAAGTACGTGGGCATAAATCGTAGCCGTAGTAGTCGAATCTCTGTGTCCGAGTCTTTCGGCAACTTCGTGCATAGGGACTCTGGCGGTTAAAAGCGTTGTGGCGTGATTGTGTCTTAAGTCGTGAAGTCTATTTCTTGGAACCCCTGCCTTTTTCACAAAATCTTCGTGCAACTTACTTAATGTATCTGGGTAAACCATTTCACCCGTATTCGTAGTGAAAACTAAATCAGCATCAATCCAATTAGAACCGGTCTTGAGGCGTTCCTTCAACTGTTTTACTCTATGAATTTTTAATTGCCTGATTGTTTCCTCGTCTATATTTATGCTTCTTGGATCTCCGTTTTTTGGGTAATCTATCGAGATAACTCCGCCTTTAAGTTTCTTCACACTTGTTCTTATTGTGAGAAAAAATCCTTCTTTAGGAATATCGTTTTTATCGTCAATCTTGAAGTTAAAGTCTGACCATTTGATTCCTATAACTTCCCCTCGCCTTGCGCCAGTAAAAGCAAGAAGACGGAATACAACTCCTAGTCTGTGATCAGAAGACACTTCAAGATACTTTTTTAATTCTTGGTTTGACCACTCAACCCAGACCTTACTTTTCTTTGCTTTTGGTTTATTTGCGTTAGTAACAGGATTGGTAACAATCAACCCGTTACGAACAGCGTCCTTGAAAGCGCGAGAAAGAATCGCGTGAATATCAATAACACTTCTAGAACTTAAACCTTCAGTTCTGCTAGAAGGAGTTGTAAGTAAATCTTGGTATAAACGATTTATATCTACGGTTCTAATCTTTTGAAGTTCTTTACTGCCCAGTTTGGGAATTATATGTTTACGCATCTTATAGGCGTATTTTTCTGCTGTATTTTCCCTAACGTGCCCCGAGGCTTGATGTTGAATTAACCAATTCTCTAAATATTTTTTTACGGTTATATCTTGACGAGATACATAAGTGCCTTCTTTAAGTTCAACTTTTTTCTTGTGTCTGGCTTCTTCCGCTTCTTTCCTAGTATCAAATCCTGAATACCATCTCACTTTTGTTTCAGAAGGATTTTCTTCATTTGGAACTCGAACAAAGTAATACCATTTATTACCTTTTTTGATTACACCGTTCTTCATTTTATTTGTTGCGGGACGTGGCATTTTTCTTTCCTTTCTTAACAACTGGATCAAGTAGTTTTTCTTTTCGCGCTTCTACTACGAGAACTCTGGCTCGTGATGCTGAGTAATGAAACCTGTCTTGAATTGCTTTGGTTGTGGGTCTACCTTCTTTTTGTGCTTTGGTATAAATCTCTGCTATTTCTTTTAGATGTTCATTCGTAACTGTATGGCGACCCGCTAAACGTTGTACCTCTTTACCTAATAAATACCACTCTTTTTCAGAGATAGGACGAGAGGGGAGAACTTGGATACTTCCATCTTGATTTAAAGTCGTACTGCTTGCAATCTCACGAACTGCCCAAGTAATTATTCTTAAATGATTTCTGCTTACTTCTACAATGTCATCATTAGTGATGAATGGATAATTATCATTACTTTCTATATGTAATGCTGAAATAGTAGGAACTCTATTTATTATTTTTATACAAAACTTAAGAGTTGGTCCATTTTTAATATCAAATCCGTCTTCCCACCATTCCGGTATGTAAGTGTTTGTACGGCCTAACTCAATGAGTACACCGCTTCGATCTTCAGTTACTTCTGTTCGCCCATCTGCTAACCGCTTGAAACTTATAAGAGTTCTTTTGTGTCTTAAAAATTCCCAGTCCCCAAAAGGTAAAACCCAATTAGGTCTTTTCTGTCTACTCATAATGTTTCGCTTTTCCCCTTCAAGGTCGAAACGTTCGCCAGTGTTTAAGAGCGTATTCTAGTGATACAGTATATCTGTTACAACAGTAACACACTACCGCACACGCGGGGGAAATACAAGAAGAAGGAAATATATGTCAGAAGCACTAGCCGTGTCTATCCAAGACGCAGGAAACCTTGTCGGCTTAAGCCGTTCAAGTATTTACAAAGCCCTAGAAAACGGTGATTTAAGTTCTTTTTATGCAGGACGTTCAAGACGAATACTCGTAAGCGAACTTGATCGCTGGCTGAAAGAACTGCCTAAAGAAAAAGTTTCGGTGCAATAATGCTCGAAAAAAATAATAAGGGCGGTTATAGACCCGCCCTCGAACCTAAACCCCAGTTAAGTGTTCAAGCACTTCAAGAATACAACAAAATAATATATCGCGTGCCATTAACTGAAGAACAAGTTATCGAAATTGGTAAGCAAATAAGAAGGCGTAAGGAAGCAAGTTTAAGGCTCCCCAAACTAAGTAATGGTTCCTCTGATCCAAACTTCCCAAGCACGAGATGGGATTAGGAAATGATGAGTGAAAATTTAGTTGCGCTAAGTGAAAAGGTAAGACCAATAATTGAAGAGTATTCCAAGAAGAGTGACAAAGTGACAATGGTGACACCATTCAAAAAGAAACGTGGATTAAATGTAATTACCTCTTCCGAGTTAGGTAAGAAAACTTTTCCACCAATTAAATGGGCGGTTGAAAATCTTATTCCCGAAGGTTTAACAGTTTTAGCCGGTGCACCAAAAGTTGGAAAATCTTGGTTCTGCTTAGGTCTAGGAATTGGTATAGCAAGTGGAAGCACTGTGTTTGGAAAAATCCCAGTGGAACAAGGACGAGTTTTATATTTGGCATTAGAAGATGGTCAAAGACGAATACAAGAAAGACTAAAAAAGTTAAACTCAGGTTTAGTACCTGATTTACAAAATTTAGCCATAGTTACAAAAATTGAACCAGAAGAACCAATTCACCAAGCAATAGAAGAAGATCTTCAAGATAATCCACATACAAGACTTGTAATCGTTGATGTTTACGCAAGAGTGAAAAAACAATCAAGTAACCAAAACGCAAACTCATACGCAGAGGATTACAAGGATGCTGAAAAGTGGAAACAAATTGCGGATCAATACGGAACAGCGATTCTCTTAGTTCATCACACCCGAAAACAAGGAGCAGAAGATTTCATAAATGCTGTAAGTGGAACCAATGGACTGACAGGTGCTAGTGACACGATTCTTCATTTCGGGAGAGCAAGAAACAGTTCTGATGCAACCTTAGAAATAACTTCAAGAGATGCCCCCGAAAACAGGTTCGCATTCGTAAAAGATGGACTTGCTTGGAAAATGTTAGGAGAAGCAGGTCTACTCGATCTGACTGAAACTAGAAGAACAATTCTGCAAATAGTCGAACAATCCAATGGAATAACACCAAAAGAAGTTAGCGAGCAATGCCCAGAAATAACCTACGACAACGTTAAGCAAACACTTCTCAGAATGTTCAACGAAGGCCAAGTAAAAAACGTAAGTGGAATGTATTACCCAAATGAAACCTACGTACTCGACTTCACCTAAAGCCCCGTCACCACTGTCACTCTGTCACTAAGAAAGGAAAAAATGTCAGGACCAAGACCAATGCCACTTGAAAGACAAAAGAAACTGGGCAACCCACACCACAAAACAAAAGGAACAACTATGTCCATCACAACCGAAACAAAACTAACCACCGAACCACCCAAAGGACTACAAGAAGAAGGCCAAAGACTTTGGAAAACCCTAGTTACCTTCGCAATTTGGATAAACCCTTCAGACGCCTTCACACTAGAAATGCTCGCAACCTACGCAGACAAAAGAAAACAACTTGCCCAAGAATTGCTAGAAGAAGGTGAAGTTTTAACGGGGGTTAATGGTGGGAAATACTTAAATCCAAAAACAAATCTACTTCTCTCACTAGATGAAAAAACAATTAAACTATTTTCAATGCTTGGTCTCACCCCAACAGATAGAGCCAAATTAGGTATAACGATTGAATCCCAAGAAATAGATCCACTCACAAATTTAAGACAAGGGTCTAAACTGCAAGCACTACGCGATAAGTACAGTCAAGAGCGCAATCCATTAAACTAATCCTTGTAAAAGTTTGCGATATCCAGACCTATTTCAGGCAAAACTAATATAGGCTCAAGGGTATATGGAAACTATAAGTTCAATTTTAATCTTTATTGTTATAGTTGTGATCTTCTTTGCGTTCTATAAAGGATTAGATTCAATTAGTTTAGACAAAGAAATTAAAACAGTTGATAAATTACCTGCCAGTGTTCAAAATTTAGTTAAAAAAATGAACGACTCAGATAAAAAAGCCTTCTTAATAGAATTTAATCAAAGGCAAAAATCGACGTTATTTAGTTATTTGCTTTGGCCTTTAGGTGGGCTTTACTACGCTTATAATAAAAAAATCGGTATGCAATTTATCTTATGGCTTACTGCGCTTGTTGGAATAGGTTTTATTTGGTGGATAATTGATTTGTTTAGAATTCCTGGAATTGTTGAAAGTGCAAATAACCAGATTGCTAGGGAAATAGCACAAACTTTATCTTTAGGAAAATCTTTTGAAAAAGATGGTAATGGGTAGAGTTGT